GACGAGGCCGATGCGGAAAAGGTATTGACCGCGATTACCGACAAGATAGCCTCGGTCAATCCGTCGCTGGGTAGCCTGACGGTCGCGGCGATCGCTTCGGCGACGGCAACGCAGATCACGACCGATCACGGTGCTGGATCGTACATCCGCAACACAGAGCCTCTTGATGCGGCTGGGACGAGGACTGCTGTCGGATTGGCGAGCGCGAATCTGGACACGACATTTGCGGCGATTCCTACCGCTTCCGCGAACGCAGATCAGGTATGGGACGAAGTTCTGTCTGGCCACCTGACCGCAGGCAGCACGGGCAATGCGCTCAACGCTGCAGGCTCTGCAGGCGATCCGTGGTCGACGTCGCTCCCTGGTGCGTACGGGGCAGGGACCGCGGGCAAGATCATCGGCGACAAGATCGTGGCGAGTATTGCAACCGGCGGAATCTCGGCGTCTTCATTTGCGGCGGGCGCCATTAATGCCGCGGCTATTGCAACGGACGCAATTGATGCAGACGCTATTAAGACTGACGCGGTGACCGAGATAAAGGCCGGATTGTCTACTTTGACGCAGGGCGATATAGACGCCGCGCTTATGGTTGCGCTCGGCGGCCTCGGAATGCCGACGGCCGCGCAGAATGCAACGGCGGTTTGGGCATCCGTGGCGCGGACGCTCACGGCGGGGACGAACATCGTGCTCGCAAAGGGCGTCGGCGTCACAGGATTCAACGATCTGTCGGCGGCCCAGGTCAATACAGAAGCGGATACCGCGCTAACAGATGCCGGTGTCACGCCGACTGTGATGGGGCGGCTGGATTTGGCGGTCAGCACGAGACTTGCGACGACGGGGTACGCGGCCCCGCTCGACGCAGCCGGAACGCGGGCAGCAGTTGGGCTGGCGTCCGCCAATCTCGACGCTCAACTCGACGCGCTGCCGACGAATGCGGAACTGGCAACTGCACTCGGCACGGCGGACGATGCTGTCCTTGCGCAAGTGGCGCTCGTGAAGGCCAAGACGGACAATCTACCGAGCGACCCAGCCGACCAATCGCTTATCATCGATGCGACCAACGCGATCATGACTCGGCTGGGCGTTCCAGTGACGAGCGTGTCGGCTGACCTCGCGGCACTGGTTGGCGCGATGCTGAACACGGCGATGACCGAGAGTTACGCGGCTACCGGCGCTCCGATGACGCTGGCGCAGGCGGTGCACATGGTCTGGTCGATGCTGAACGATAAGGCGATCGTTGGCACGACTTTGACGACGAACAAATTGGACGGGGTTACGCCAGCCATGTCATTCACGCTCGACATCGTGCCGCCTCCTGGCAATCCGACTTCGCAGGTGCGGGCGACGTGATTACGCTAGGGCTCGGGACAGGGCTGCTTATAACGCTCGGGTTTTCGGCGTCGATGCACGCAGCTGGATTGCCGCCGTCGGTGGTTTGTCTATCTGACGTGGCGCAGATGATCACCATGTCGGATGCTGCGTCAGGAACGGTAACGCTGGCCGATGCCGTGCTGGAGTGCTAAGTGGCGAACACGTACAAGTCCGGCACGTCGGTAAAGGTGTCCGCGATCTTTCAGGATGTAGACGCGCTTGCGTTCGATCCAGACGTAGTCCTTTGTTCGGTCATGTCGCCGGATGGGGCAGAAACGGTTCACACATACCTCAGTGACGCTTCGCTCGTGCGCGACAGCGAAGGCCACTTTCACTTGTGGATCGTCAGTCCTGATCAAGAAGGCACGTGGACGTATGGATTTAAGGGCGATGGTGATGTGGCCGTGACGAACTGCGGCGAATTCGAGATCGAAGCTTGCGGGTTGACGTTCGCATGAGTTTCGCGGAAATCTACGGCGCCGACTTTTGGGCGGAGAACAAAACCGCCGGATTCCTTGACCGCGCGCAAGTAAAACAATCCGGAAAGCCTGTCGTGACGGTCGACGTCAAGTACATAGGCCCGCATGAGCGGAGATTCGACGGCGCGGTCCTGTCGCAACAGCACGAGATGAAATACAGGCGCGACGATTTGCCGTTCCTGTCCGAAGGCGACCCTGTTTCGTTCCTCGATTCCGCCGGCGCGGTTATCCGCGCCAAACGTTTCCGTGTGCGCGAGGCGCCGTATGTGCCTGACGAACAGCGCGGCGCTTCCGGCTATTTTCGTTGGGCTTTGCTGACCCAAATCTGATGGCAACAGGCTACGAAACGATCCTCGCGGAAGTCGAGCGAAGGCTGACTGTTCCTAAGGATTTCGTTCCCGGCTCGTACGGCACGCGGCGCGGACACCTGACCGTGATGCCGCGCGAAGCGGCACCGGGGGCGCACATCGTCGGCGGCGATGACAAGCCGGCCACGAAAAACAATTGTGGCAAACGATCGGCGAACTTCACCGTAGCGATTTACACGCGCAACAATGACGGATCGAAGACGGCGGACCCGTACCTGATCGAACTGTACGCGCGCATGGCCGCGGCGTTTCCTGTCGGTGTCTCGGTGACTCCGGGGGCGATCAGTCGCGAGACGGAGATTGCAGATTCCGATGCTGCGCGCACTGATTGCACGTTCGACGTTACGTATCGGACCGGAAACGAATGGTCGCTGGAGTTGCAATCGTAAATGCCTACCTTTACAGTCATCGGTACGAAGCCGGTCAAGATCGACGGCGAGATAAAGGTTCCAGGCTCTCCGGTGGAATTGAGTGCCCACCGCGGCGCGTGGTTAATTTCGCAGCGTTACCCAATACAAGCGCCGCCGGGATTCGTGAATCCGGCAACGCCTGCACTTTTGAAACCGGCCGGCGCTAGACGTAGGTGTTGCGGCCGATGAAGTTTGATTACGTCCTACCGACGGCGCTGCGGCGCCGTTTTCTTTTAACGCGCCGGGTGTGCGCGTAACAAGCAAGGAGCAAAACCATGTTTTTCCAAGGTCGCGGTCGCGATACGGCAGTGCATCTGGCCGAAGTTTCGGATGGCGTTCTCGTCGGCCCTTACAACACGTTGATTTGTCCGGACGCGTTTTCGATCAATCTGGCGACGGACAGTTTCGAACACATGAACAAGTGCGGGCCAGTCGACGTGCCGGATTATCGCGGCATCAAGTCGTCATCGGGGAAGGTGACCTTTGCCTTCGCCAATGTCGAGGATGCGAACTACGCGCTGGCCGTCCTCGGCACGGTGACGGCTGCTGGCGGGTCGGGTTCGGTCGTCGCGGAACAGTTGCCGACAAGCCTTCCGGCCGGCAGCGTGTGGTTCCTTGGCGGCCTTACGCGCCATCGCGCCATTACAAGCCTAACTATCACTGGCATGTCGTTGACGACCGACTATACTCTCGACGCTGCCTCCGGCGCCGTGACGTTCGTTGGCGATCAGTCGTCCTCGCCGGGGCCGACTGCGTCGTATAGCCACACGGACCCCGCTTCGGTGTCGATGCTTTCGGCGGCGCAGAAGGAATTTGCGATCATGTTCGAGTTCATCAACAAGGCGAACGCGAACGATCCCGGCTCCATCGAACTGTACCGGGTGCGTTTCGATCCGGCGCAGAACATGGATTATCTGTCGGACGAATTGCAGATTCCGAGTCTGGAAGGAACGGTCCTCGCTGACCTCACGAAGGATGCCGACGACACAGAGTTCGGACAATTCGGCCGGCGCGTGCTGTAGTGCTCGGCTGTAACCGCGAAGACAGTCTGGGCTCGCGGTTCCATGTCTTTATGGCTGGAGCCGCGAGCGATTGTCCGTGCTGTTCGTTCTATCGCGGGCTCGTGTACGGGCTCGCAATAGCGATTGTCTGTGCGTTCGTGAGGCTGACATGAAAAAAGATAAAGCGCGACCGGGAACCGCGGCGGAATTGGCCGAGCAGTATCCAGGTCCTCGCATGATTCCGGTGCGCCTCGTCCGCATCGAAGGAATGGGGCGAGAACGCAGGGTATTCAACGATCCGGCGACGGTGACGGTGTATGCATTACCCATCCAGCAACTCGGCAGGTTGGGGCAGGTATTGGCGCCTATTGCCAATGCCCTCGCGACGACGCCGAACATCTGGACGCTGACGTTGGAACACGAAGATGAAATCATGGCCGCTGTCTCCGAGGCGATCGGGTGGGATATTGCTGAAGTCGGAACGATCCACTCCTCCGACTTCGTCGACGTCGTCAAAGCGATCATGGAGGAGAACGCGGATTTTTTCGTCCGCCTCCTCGGCCCCCAGAGCGATCCGGCGACAAAGGCAGCGGGGGCAAATGGGGATGGGCGGACGCCATCGGATTCCTCAGGCGGTGGGGAAACCCTCACCCCGAGCGATATACCTTCGCCGAGTTCAACGCGGCAATGAGGGCGGCTTCGCATCAGCGGATCGAAAACGCTTACGACCTTCGCGCGGCTATGGCTGAACCTGACGCGTTTCGCAAACACATCCACGCGTTGACGCCCAAGCAGGACTGAGATGGTCGACAAAGTCAGCACGTTCCTAATCGGATTCGAAGGCGACGACACTTCGATTCGTAGTCTGTTGTCGGGTCTCAGGTCGCAATTCAAGTCGGCGATTTCCGACATCGAGGCGACGACCAAAAACGTCAAGCTGTTCGGCGACATAGAAAAGAACGTCCAAACGACGGCCGCGGCGCTTACCAAAGCGAAGCAGGAAGTCGACACGCTCACGGCCGCGTTCAATTCCTTAAAGATTTCCGGCGGGGCGTCGGCTACATCGATGGCTGTTATCCAGTCGAGTTTGAAATCGGCGCAGGCCGAATTGAAATCGACCACGCGAGAATTCGACCGCAGCGCGGCGTCGCTTACGAAACTCGAAAACACGCTGACGCGCGCCGGCATCGACACCAAGAATCTCGCGGCGGAGGAAATCCGCCTGGAGGACGCGGCGCGTGCGGCGAATGTGGCGCTCATCGAGCAATCGTCAAAGGCGCTGCTCGGATTCAAGGGCCTAAAGGACATCCAGCCGCAGATCAACCAACTGAATGCAGCGTTTCAGTCGTTGCGCGATAGCGGCAAGCTTTCATTCGGCGAACTGTCGACCGCACAAGCGCGGTTGCAGCAATCGGTCCGCGCATTGAAAACGGAAGCGACCGGCCTCGGTCAGGCGTTTTTCGACATTCGCGGCCGGTTGATTGCCTTTGCCGCGGCGTTCGCCGGCATCACGCACGGCGTTACGGAATCGGCTAAAAACTTCCGCGATTTCGCGCAACAGGTCGCGGCGGTCGATTCCATTGCCGACACTACTAAAGGCAACATCGACAAACTCGCTGACGGCGTGCGCGAGTTGGCGAAGTCCCTCGGCGTCGATGCTGTCGAATCCACGCGGGCGCTGTACGAAATCATCAGCAGCGGCATCCCGCAAGAGAACGCGTTGACGGTGTTGAGGTTAGCGAGCAAGGCGGCGATAGCCGGCCTTACGGACGTCCAGACGGCAGCGGCCGTTGGCGTGGCGGTGTTGAATGGTTACGGGTTACAGATCACCGAACTCGACCACGTCTACGACGTTCTATTCCAGACCGTCAAGGATGGCGTCGTCACGTTCCCAGAACTCGCGAAGAATATCGGCACGGTTATCCCGGCGGCGCGGGCGGCGAAGGTTCCCATCGAAGAATTGGGTGCAGCGTTCGTGGTCCTCACCCGTCAAGGATTCGACGCTCCGGAAGCGGCGACCGCGATCAATCGCGCTATCATCGACCTGTCCGCTCCGGCGCCGGAATCGGCCGAACGGTTGCGCGCCCTCGGAATCGAAATAAAGGGCTTGACCGGAACCATCGAACAACTCGCCTCGCGCAATTTCAACCTATCGCAAATCGCGCAGATCATTCCGGACGTGCGGGCGCAACGGGCCGTCCTCGCCCTCATCAATAACTTCAAATTGCTCCGCGATGAACTCGGGGAGATGAACAAGCAGGCCGGCCAAACGCAAGCCGCGTATCTGAAGCTCGCCAACACCCCGCAACAACAGGTTGCGAAGTTCAACGCGGCAGTAAAGGATTTGTCGATTTCCCTCGGCGAGTTCGTGACAAATTCCTCTGGCGGACTTGTTACGTCGCTCACTGGGATGGTCAATGCGTTCAACGCGCTCGCGCCGGCTACGAAAACGGCCGCTATACAATTCGCAGCGATTGCGATCGGCGGCGCGGCGTTAGTCGTCATCATCAAACAGCTCGCGATCCCCTTCAACCTGTTGGTTGGAGCGATGTCCGCGTCAGGAACGGGCGCGACCGCAGCGATTGAAGGATTGACCGGCGTGGCACTCGCCGCGGCCGGCCTCAAAGTGGCATTGGTTGGTTTGTTGTCGTTCAAGATCGGCGAGCAATTGTACGAAAACTTCGCGCCGGTTCGCAAAATCGGCGACATCATCGGCACGTTGTATGCGTCGCTCGTCAACCTGTCCGAGTTCGGGGTCACGCGATTCTTTGCTTTCCTCACAGGCAACACGAAACTTGCCAACGAGGCGACGGCGGCCTTCCAACGCAATCGCGACGTGTTGCGCGACCAATGGGGCCTCGCCGTTTCCGGCGCGTCGGAGCGTTTGCGCGCCCTCGACGTACAGCAAGCGAAGTTGATAGACAACCTCGGCAAATCGTCGGCGGCGGCCGTCAATGCGGCGGGGGTTCTCGACACGTCAGTATCGAAGATCGCGGCGAGCGTCGGCGTACAGATTTCCGGTCTCGATGTGTTCATCACGCGTTTGCAGCAACGCCTTACGCAATTGTCGGCAACGTTGCAACAGAACGCACAGATCGTGCAAACGCTCGGACAGGCGGCAATCGCCAAGGTCAACGCGAACGCTGCGGCGCAATTGGCGGCGCTGGATACGTTACGCAATAGCCAACTCGCCATCGCTAGCCAAACGTTAGCGATCCAAACGAAGCAAGCGGCGGAGCGGCTCGCGGCGATTCAAAAGGAAAGCGTCGATAGTCAAAAAGCGTTTGAGGCGTCCGCGCAAGCTCGCGTCGATATCGCGAAACGTACCGGCGAGGACTTGAAGCGCGTCGAGCGTGATATCGCGCTAGAACGTCGGACTTTATTGCAAGGCATCGTCGACGCCAACCGGGCGCACGTCAACGAACTTATCGGCCAGTTGACAGGATACCTCAACACCGTTCGCGATATCGAATTGAAGCGCGTCGGATTCAATCAAGATGCCGAGGAGAAGATTCGCGGTATACGCGCGGCGACGTTGTCGGTGTTCGACCAGTACTACGTCAAGGTCCGAGAGATCGATCGGCTGATTTCCGAGGGACGTAAAGCCCTCGCCAATGGCGACGCTACACTTGCCGAGGATTATTCGAAGCGCGCCATCGCGGCGACCGGCGAAATTTCAAAGGCCGTCACGGACGGACAAAACGTAGTCGTAAGCCAATCGGAGGCATCGGCAAAGGCGATTTCGAAGATACGCGACGCCGCGGACCTCGGCAACAAGGCATTGCTGGCGCAAGGCGACGCTGCCAAGGAAGGGGCGGAAAAAACAAAGACGGCGCTCGAGGTCGCGCAAACAGAACTCACAAAAGTGTCGGATCAACTTGGAGAAGTATCCAAGAAACTTGCCGAAGGAATCCAACTTTCGATTACCGCTAATACCGATGCTGTAACTAAAACGATTGCGGAACTCGACGTCAAGATCGGCGAACAAGAACATCTGATGGCGATCAAAGCGGACGTCACGCTTGCACAGGTCGAAATCAAACGGCTGAAGGACGAGCTCGACCAAGGCATCACAGTAAACGTCAAAGGGCGGACTGACGAAATCGAAGCGGCGCTCCAGCGCGTTGCGAAGGATGCCCCGGAACTGCAAGTCGACGTGACGAAGGCACTGACCGCCGTCGGCGAAGTCAAAACCGCTGCCGCGGCCATTGCCAATATCCACGTGCAGATCGAATCCAACGCGGCCGACGTTCGCGCGGAGATCGATTCCCTCAACAATCGAGACACGTCGTCGACGCACACGATCTATGTCCGGCGCGTTGAAACGAATGCGGCCGGCGGGCCGGTAGGATTTGCGCTCGGCGGAAATGTGTTCACGCATCCGAACTGGCGCAAGGTTCCAGGCGTCGGCGATCGCGACACCGTGCCGGCGGCGTTGCCGGTTGGCGCTTACGTCCTCCGCAAAGCCGCGGTTGCGAAATACGGCGACGGCCTCCTCGGCCGGTTAGCGCGCGGGTACGCGGCCGGCGGGCCGGTGGAAAGCAAATTCCCCGAGAATTACTGGGTCACGTACCGGGACACCATCGCGCAGTTGCGCGAGTTGCAAGAAAAGTCTGTCGGCGGCATGCGCGAGACGCCGTTTACAAGCATGGGCGATTGGGCGGGGACGATGATCGACAATTTCGTCTTTTTCAGCAAAGACCATCGCGAACAAGTGAAGCGGCTCCTCGACGAAAGTTTTTCCGGGTGGTTGCAAGGAATCTACGCGGCGAAATCCCTGCAAATTCCGCTGGTGATGGAAATGGGCCTGACCGCTTTGCTCGGCCGGTATGCGTCCGGCGGCATGACTGACACTGTGCCGGCAATGCTCACGCCTGGCGAGTGGGTCATCGCCCCGCCGGCGGTCGCGAAGTACGGCGGCGATTTTATGCACGCCCTGAACAATCTGCAAGTGCCGAGAGGGTTCCTCGACAATGTGTTGAACTTCGCGCCGCCAAGGCCTCAGACGGCCGCTATAGCGCGTTTCGCCGAAGGGGGGCCGGTTGGTACGGCGAAGCGAGGCGGCAGCGTTGTAGGCGGTTCTACGGGGAATCTGACCGTGAACATCTACACGCAGAAGCTCGACCGCGAGGAGGTTCGCCGTTCGGTAATTCCGGAGATCGACAAGATCATGAAGCGGGGGCGCTAGGTGCCCTACTGCTCGCCACAGCGTTTCCTTGCCAACGATCGCAACGCGATCCGGCAGGCAACGCTTGTTCCGTCCTCGGTGCTGCCGATCGACGACGGCGTGCTATCCGTAGCGACCGCGCGGAACGGGACGGCGCAGGTGAAACTTACCGGAAGCTACACCGGGACGGAGGCGGCGACCTACGACGCCGAGATCGTCGACGATACGGCGACCGTCCCGCTAATCTCGGCGCCGATCCTGACCGGCGAAGGGTCGGGTGCGTTGTCCGCGATTTCGTTCACCGGGCCGGCACAGCAGATCACGGTCGAGCTCGCCGAGTCTGGCCTTCCCCTATTGGCCGCCGGGGTCGATCTTGAGGGCGTGGCGATCAAGGCTCGCACGGCCGGCGCGGTTGGGAACGGGATTTCGATCAGCATCGACCAGTCTGGATTGACCTTCGCGCCGCAGTCGTTTTCCCTGTTGCAGGAGCTCGCCCCGGGGCAGGGCGGGCAGGATACGCCTCTACGTGGTGCGGAATACGACTACGACACGAAGATCATGGGGGCGAACGGGCAGATCCCGGCCGACGCGCACCGGATCGCCTTCGGGGCGGATACATCCGCGATTTACACGCAATACAAGGCGTACAAGGACGGCGAATGGCTGTACTACCTCGTCCCGGCGCTCAAGCGCGGGGTTGCTCGAGGCGCGGTCATTTCGTTCGTGACCGGAGGGCGCACGGTGACGGTCGGGACAGGTTCCCCGGCAGAGAACACTTACGCCGGGATCGTCACCCTGTACGACCTCCTGAACGCGATCAAGACGGACCTCGGCTCGCCATCTGCCCCGTTGCTCGACGTTGACGGAGTCATCGCCAATGACCGCGCGCCGGCCGGGCAGGCGGCGCAGGAATTGCAGACGCGGACCGACGCTCATGTCGAGCCGTCGTACGGGACAGGGAGTGCGGCGGCGATAGGATTCGAGGGCACGTCATGTTCGGCAGGCGCTGGGACGCAACTGGTGATCGCTACCTGTCGAGCCGTAACGCCAAACGATCATCCGCTGGCGCACGTTGGGCTCACGCAGTGGGAATTGAAAAGCTCCACGTTGGGTGACTTGGGAACGATCATCGAGGGAGTGCCTTACTCCGGGGCCGAGTTCGGAGTCACCGTGCCGCGTCGCTTGCCCTACGGATTCGGTGGACAAAGAGGCGATTTCACGGTTACGAACATTTCCTACGCCGCTCGCGCAAACAGCGATCCGGACCCGGCGCCGATCTGCCCAGGAGTCGGCGAGCGCGCTGGATTGCTTGGTCCGGCAGCAACAGATCAGTCGCTCACTTGGGTCTATACCAAACGACCGACGGGAAACTGTGCTTGCGTCTCCATGCCGATGCCGAATCTCAACACAGCCTGCCTTGGCAACGAAGGGTTAACGGAAGGAGGGGCCACTATGGCCTATCAAGAGGACACGCGCGCGCGAATCGAGGCGCTGCGAATATGGTTCACGACGACGGTGCGCGGCAATAGCGCAGTCGGCGCTATTGGCGTCGGTGGAGCACAGGCCAACGAGAAAGGGTTTATCAGCGCCCCGACCTCGACGACGGGACTTATCGTTTCCGTGTCGGCCTATCTTTCCCTGACGGCGATTGTCGATCGGTTCGAGTCGGCAATCGCGTTGATTGATCCTCTCGCTGCAGGATCTCCAAGTCTTCGTGGCAATGGCTGTCTTGCATGGGATGATGCCTTCGATGAATTGAAGGCCGACATCGTTACTTTTACCGCAGTCGGATACCTGACCGACATCCCGAGCGATCGCTACACGGCAAGACTCGGAGCGGTTCTGATCGCTGCCGGGATATCCCCCCTGGGGGAGTCTGACGCCACAACCGTATCAGGCGATGGTTGCTGGCGTGATTATGGAGATGCCTACTACTGGGTCGGAGTCGGGGCGGCGGGGGCTTACGCTCCCGCGTTCACGAACCATCCGTGTTATTCAGCGCGTCGGAGCACTAGTGGCGTCTATTATTCGACGCATGAATTCGCTTTCCAAATCAACGTAAAGTGTCCGGACGATCTTCGCGAGGGCGATACGATAACGCAGGCCATCGGAAACGCGGCATGGCCAACAATTTACCAAGTCGGCGATGAGTTGATCCTGCCGATCATCGCCGCGTCCGATCTGTACCTGGCCGGCGGGCAGGATGCCTCACTTGTGCAAACATGGCTAGTCAACGGGAGCATAGCCGGTCCGTTCCCGTCGTACCTCTACGACCCCGATGCGCCGATCGCTTACTCGGACGGTTCGCCGGATGTCCTGACGTTTACATTAACGCCGGGCGGGATACCGTTTGCCAAAGGTGACAAGTTCTCATTTTCCGTTGAGGGTGGGCACTACCGCTGGCGCAAGAACGCTGCGGCGTGGTCGGCGAGCATCCCTATCCCGGCGGGGACCGCGGCGCTCGATGCTGGCCTGTCCATCGAATTCCTGACCGGCGCGTCGCCATCGTTCGTTGCCGACGATATGTTCTCGTTCCTTGCCCTGCAACCGTGGGCCGCGTCGAATATCCAGACACCGGACCCGGACCCGTGGAAATGGTCTGGAGCTGGCGGGTCAATCGTTGCCGATCGCGGCTCGGTCGTGAACGTCGACGCCGCGGCGTTCGCGTATCACACGCTACCGGCGGGAGCGACGATTACTATCGAAGGCGGGATCGCTTCAGGCGTCTACACTTGGACGGAAACGGCGGCGTGGCAGGATGGCACGATCGCGGCGATCTTCGCGGCGACGCAAGCGACGCGGTACATCCGCCTTACCGTAGCCAACGCGACCGGCGGGCAGATCGGTTGGTGGTGGTGCGGCGAAGGGCTCGGGACGGAACTGTCCGCGAACGTCACGCCGCACCGCACCTATTCGATCGCGCGGGCCGAAGGCGGGCTATACCAGCGCGGGGTATTCCTCGGCAAAGGCAAGGGCGCGGAGGTCGAATGGACCGAGGGATCATTGACGGAAACGGACGCGTCTAACATCGCTTCTACGGCGGACTGGGTAAAAACGAACGGCGATGAGCCGCTGGTGTTCGTGGCGAATATAACCAGACCATCAGAGGCGTCGCTGGTGCAGATCACCGACGACGAGATTGCGGAGCACGACACGTCGGACGCGAACCGCGACGTCGCATTCGATCGCCGGTTCGACGGCCACCTATCCCTCGGCGCCGTGCTGCAATAGATGCGCCTCGTGCTAGCGCTGTCGCCTAGCGCGATCGAGTTCACCGAGAAAGGTTCCGCCGGCCCGCATCCGCACCTGCTGAAAGTCGGGGCGCTGCATCAAGCGGCTCGAGCTGGTACGGCCATAGGCATCGCAGGGACGGAAAGCGCCAGCGTTCCCGTAACGCTAGACAACAGCCGCGGCAGGGTGACTGCGATTGCCCGCCGTCCGCTTCGGGTCGACGCGGCACTCTACGACGGTGAAGTTCTGTTCTTTTCTGGGAAGATATCGGCGGTCACACTCGGCAGCGTTGTCGAGTGGGAAATAGACGCATAGGAGAATCAGTATGGCTCTGCAATTCCCGAAGTGGAAATACCGAAAGCATCCGACCTTGGGATTTTTCCAATCAACGCTAGTCGCCAAGGCAGAGATTGAAAAAGAACTCGGACCGACTTGGACCGATGATCCGCATGGGCATGGCGTCGATGTTGTTCTCTATCCGGCAGAGCTAACCGCTGGTGGAACGCTCATGCACCATGGGACCGGAGCCGATGCGAACGGAAATTACGCGCACGGTCCCGCACCGACTGCGCCGGGTATTAGCGGCGGTGTCATCATCGGCAAGAAGGGATAAGCGATGGCTGCGAAACTGAACAATTCCGCAACGCTTGAAAAAGCCGAAATGGACGGAGCAATCGCGGCCATAGGAAATGCCGCATTGCTCTACATCTATTCCGGTACGCAGCCCTCTGGAACAGCAGGTGCCGACGGCACGCTTGCCGCCGGCCCGTTTACTTGCGGATCTCCATTCGCGCCAGCCGCGTCGTCGGCACTTCCTAGCGTAGTTTCGCCCACGCTGCCGTCAAACGTTAACGCGTCCGCAAGTATCCAGCCTACATGGTGGCGTGTGAAAACGTCAGGTGGTACGCCAATGCAGGATGGCAGCGCCGGTACGTCTGGTTGCGATATGACGATAGGACCGACCACTTCCGGGCAACCAGTTGCGATTGCAGCGTGGGGATTTAACAGCGCGACGTTCGGGCACTAAACCGGAGTCGGCGAGCCCATCATGGCTGCCGTTACCTGGAATCCTAGCGACAAAAACGCAAACATCACGCTCTCTGGTGGAAACCTCGTAGCGAGCGAGTCAGGCTCTAACCCGAACGTTGCCGTACGGGCAACCTTAGCCCGTTCCACTGGGAAGTATTATTTCGAGGCAACGCTCACCGGGCGCGATTCAACACTCGGAATTATTGTTGCCGGTTCGTCGTTGGCAATCCGCGTCGGGAATACGATCGACGACTGGGCGTTTGCGAATGCGTTTACCAATCTCATCAAACGCCATAATGCCGGCGGAACCACGATTGGTACGTACACATACACAGGATCGCACAATGTCGGCATAGCGGTAGATTTAAGCGCCGGGAAGATGTGGTTTCGCTTCGATGGCACTTGGCAGGAGGGCGACCCAGCGACAGCGACAACGCCGAGTTACACGGGGGTATCTGGGACATTTTACCCGGCGTGGAGTTCGTCCAATAGTGTTGAGGCAGCATCGGCAACACTGCGGCCATCCGATGCGAGTTTCGTTTACGCGGTTCCGTCAGGATTCCTGGCGTGGGAAGATCCGCCGATCACAATAGTTGCAACGCAGTCGCCAAACACTGCGGCGATATCAGCGACCGTCACAACCGGTGTGTCGATCAACGCAACGCAGTCACCGAATACCGCAGCGATCGCTGCGGCGTCGCTTACGGTTGCAACGATTGCCGCGAGTCAGTCTAGCAATACCGCGGCGATTAGTGCGAGTGCCACTACAGGCGCGGCGATTTCCGCGACGCAGTCATCGAACCGAACGAGCATCAAGGTCGCCGGGACCGTGGTGCCGATTTCAGTCACGCCGGTCAAGCGGTCGGGGCTGATGCTGTGGGAGCCGCTGCCGCTGCGGACGTCGGCGATGCTCGGAAACTTCGCCGAGTCATTCGTCCTGGCGCATCGTTTCGGCGATCTTACGTCTGGACGTTTCAAGCTGCGGCGGTTGGACGACACGACGTACTTTGTCGCCGATCATCCAATGCCGGTGACGCAGGTTTTCATTGACCTGCAGGAATCGAAGGGATGGGAGCGTCGGCTCCAATCGGACGGCGACGGCCACACTTGGACCGTCATAAAGTTCGCGGCGCCGATCCCAATCGAGGCAGATGTATCGGCGTGCGGAACGGGAAAGAGCAATCCGCGGACCGGGGCGCTCTTGGAAAACCCGGCCGAGATCGCCGAGGACATCCTGCGGCTCGCCGGGCGCTCCGATCCATGGTGGGATCAACTCCGCGCCGAGTCCGCGGCGGCCGGTTTAAGGCTCGCCGGGAGCATTGATTCAGTCCTGAGTATCCGGGCATGGCTCGACGCCGTTCTCGGCTCTGCAGGTGCGATCTGGTGTCCCGGTATGGCAAGGTTGTATCCGGTGTCGGAAGTGTCCGGATACGTTGCCAAACTGGACAAGCACAAAATCTCCAATCTCACGGTGTCGGCGAACCTAGATAACACGGCCGACATCTTCAGGCTCTCGTACGATCCCGACGCAGCGTCTGCCACGTCGCAACACTACGTCGAGATGACAGCGAACCCAGCTCTCTACGGCGGGGTCGTGCGCGAGGAAACGCTGCCATATCTCCGGACGCCGGGGAACGCTGAGTCGGTAACGCGACGGCTTCTCCAATGGCTCGCCGGGGAGCGCTACGACATTACGTTCGATTGCGGAGACCTGTCAGTACGGGCGGGGCAATGGGTCCAACTCATCGCGCACCCGTTGTGGAAAGCGGCAATGAAGCGGACGCCGTTTGCCGACGTCGATCCGTATGTGATGGTGCTGGGAGCCGATCCGACGCCTGGATCGAGGACGGTTCACTGCGAGGGCAAGGCGCTCGTATCGGTTCCGCTCGTCACGGTGACGGCGCACAGCGTTGCCCTTCCGACGACACGGGATGCCGGGGTAGAGGTTGCGGTCAAGAACGGCGTCGCGACGCTCACAGTATCGGACGAGAACGATAAGCCGGTGTTCAATGCCCGGGTATCGCTCGATGGCGGGCCGGCCAAGAAAACGGACGAGCAAGGACTCGTCTCGTTCGTCGTGAAGTCTGGGCAGCATCAACTCGCGATCCAGGCGCCGGGGAAGCTCGCGCAGATATTGACGGTGCAGTTGTGAGATACGGACTCAAATTCGTCGATCCGAAATCAGCGTTCGGGCCTGACGTAAAGCTCGGAGTGCAATTGCAGGATGAGGCTCCGATAGTCATACCTGATGCTGTGCCGTGTCCATGCGTCGAGGAGTTCAAGTATTGGATTCTCATGGAGAGCGACCATGGCGGGCATTTATTCACGACCACGACATCGAACATTCTTGGCTATCCGGGTCCTGAGCCGATTACTCCAACCTATACATTGGTTCCGGTCTACGAAGGCTGCGGGAAAGTATCAGAATTCACTTTGGACGCGGGGACGTGGCAAGGGGAGTTTTTGCTACAGGACGTTGTGATGGACCCAGACAACGTCAATGCCGTAGCGGTTCAAGTAACATTTTTGAACCCGTTTAATTCTCCCATTGGCAGCGGATACACGGTGCAGATGAAGCTTGACGGAGTGGACTTTGGCCCATCCGCGCTTGTTGGACCATTTGGAACATAGGAGCAATCCATGGATGCTGAACCGCGTACCACACGACCGGCCATCACGACGCGAGGTGTGTGATGACCGACGAAAACGGCATAAATAGTGCTGCTAGACCAGCCGCCGAGCGTTGGCGCATAGCGAAAGACATCCCGATTGCAGTGGTGGGCGCCGTTATCCTGCAAACGCTATTTCTTGTTGTCTGGATAACTAATTTATCCGGCACGGTCAATGCCGTAGTGGCGAATCAACTCGATTTCAAGAATCAGCAATATACGCGCGACGATGCTCGACGGGATCGTGAGTTAATAGATCAGAAGATGATTACCCGTGACACCATTGCTGCTGAGCAAATGCGGCATATAGGACAGTTAGAAGGCAGGATCCAACGGTGTGAGAATGGATATAAGCGATGACGTACTCAGACGCACTTTTGGTGCCATTGCCATTCGTGCCGAGCGTGCCCCGATGATTAAGGAAGCACTCGACACGCTGCGCTCGGTACAGACGCTGACCTGGGTCGCGCTGTCATTTCTTCCGGTCGCGCTGCTGTTCGTTATCGCGCTATGGCGCGCCGATCGCGGCGCCCTGTCGACGTTCAAGTTCATACACTTCGTGACCAACGATGCGGGCCGCGGGTCGTACTACGCGCTCGGCTACACGATGCTGGTGATCGTCTGTGCGTGGGGCGTGTGGGCGCTGATCGCGTTGGACAAGCTCACCGAGTGGTACATGACTATCATCATCGGTGGCTTCATCATCGGCGCCCTCGGCGCGACGACTGCGCGCGCAATCGCCAGGGTCAAAGGCGCGGTCGACACCAACCCTGCCGCCGGGGATATGGAAACAGCGCACGTTGAGGACCGAGGAAACGGTGCGCGTTGATCCGCAACCGAAGGGCAAGGCAGGAGGGAAGCGATGAGCGGGTTGACGATATTCGGATTTGGAGTCTTCGTGGGCGCGGGAATCATGTACGCGATCACCTATTTCACGACGCATCCGAACGAGCGCAAGGCGTTGTGGTCGCGGCTGCGCGCGAAGGCGAGCAAAGCGATCGCCGGAGATGCCCCGCCCGCCGCGACCGCGGTTGATCCGCCGAAGGTGCCCTGATGCTGGCCGGCATTCTCAGCATTGCGCTCATCGCATGGACGCTCCTTGTGTTCAACGCCGGCGGCGACTACAAGGTCGCAGCGCACGAAAAGGCGCAGGCGGAGGCAGATGCGCTGATCGAGCAACAGGCAGAAGAACTGACCGCGAAGGAAGCCGAGAAGATCATCGACATGCAAGCGGCGTTCCACGCCGGCGAGGCGAATGCGAAGGTCGTGACCAAGACGGTCTATGTGAAGGGACAGAGTTATGTGGCTAGCACTCCGGTTTTCCAGAATCGTGATTGCGTCATTCCTGCTGACGGCGTGCAGCTCCTTAACAGTCAAATCACCGACCTGCAAACTACCGCCGCTGCCTCCGTCCTCGGTCTCGCCGTGTACGGCTCCCAGCCTACTGTCGGACGGACAGATGGGGACGCTGTACCTCCACGACCTACAGACAGTGCAGCTGTACCGGGAGTGCGTCCGGAAGTACCAAAACCTGATCTACCTGCAGGCGCAGCGGGACCAAGCGTGCGAGATCGTCCAAAGCCAAATCCAGTCAAATAAATCTTGGTATGAGTTCTGGAAATGATCCCGCTCGGCATCCGCTCGAACAATCCGGGCAATTTGGAACCTGGCGGCTGGCAGGGAGAAATGGGGCGCGCTGATGGCGGGCGCTTCGCGCGCTTCAACACGATGCGCAACGGCATACGTGCGCTCAGCAAGCAGCTGCTCGTGTACTACGACCGGCACAAGGCGCTGAATGGCTCGCGCATCGACACTGTGGACGAGGCGGTCTCTCGCTGGGCGCCGCCTAACGAGAACAACACAGAGGCGTACATCGCGATGGTTTGCACGGTTTGCGAAGTCAACCGCGATGACCGACTCGATTTCCACGACCCGACGGGCAACACGCTCTGGTGGCTGGCGCGCGCCATCATGTACCAGGAGAACGGATATCACGCAGTTGAGGCCGGCGTCTCGGACGCCGACATGGACGCTGGCATCGCTGCGGCGTTGGCATGAAGGGCACGATTCACCTACCGAGGAGCAAGACTGTTGCTAATCCATTGTTGGACCAACTGCAATCCATCGTCGCCGAACTGATCAAGCAGGACGCGACGGCCGCACACCAAGACGACAACGGCGTCACCGTCGTCAACGACATGGTCGTCAAGCCAGCAGGCACACCGCTGGTGAAGGCGCAGAGCGAGGACGATTTCAGCCGTGCGCTGCGTCATCTGCCGCCGCTCGACGCGGAGGGGCATCAGCGCGCGGACCTCGCTTGGACTATCGGCCCGGCGATCACCAAGGCGATCGCGGCCGGGGCGTACATCCGGACGGCGCTGAAGTACATCACCATCATCGTCGATCGGCAGGCGGCGACGTGGGATCTGGCCGGGGATGTGGCGACGGAGACGATCACCGCGTCGATCGACTACGTCCGCTGGACGACCAAGGACGTGCGGGGCGTGCTGATCCCCGACCTGTTCAGCAACTGAGAAGATGTCATGAACAGCTCAATCGGAATTATCCTGCTCGTCCTGCTCGTCCTTCTGGTCCTATTCCTTGTTGGAGCGCTCCCGGCGTGGCCGCACGCAGCGCAGTGGGGATGGGGGCCGAGCGGGATGCTCGGCGCCGTGCTCATCGTCGTGCTCGTCTTCCTACTGATGGGCGGGCGACCATAGATCCAACGAGCGGCCGGCAGCCGATACGGTTGGCGAGACCTCCTTCCATCGCCCTCTGGTCCGTTGCCGGCTCGCTCACCTTCAGGGTAAACGATGCCGAATCCAGCCCATCTCGAGTGCCCGGTCTGCCATCACATCTTCCTACCTGAGAGACCGTCTCGGGTTGGCGGGTGCTGTTCGCCGCGGTGCGCCAGACTGCTCGACGCGGAGAAGCGCAACCCCGGCATCATCACCAAAGCAGACAAGCTCATGGCGGCGATAGAGGCCGATATAGAGCGGATTCTGAAGTCGTAGTCCAGTGATCCGCGAAGGGTGGGGGGCGGTCGTCTGTGTGGCCAGCGGCCCATCGTTCACCGTTGAGCAAGCCGAACTGATCGCCGCTGCGCGCGCGGCGGATCGCTGCCGCGTCATCGTCGTCAACGACAACTGGCGGCGTTTGCCGGGAGCAGACATCCTATATGCGGGCGACGGAAAATGGTTCGATCTGTATGTCGACAAGATCAGGGCCGCCAGCTTCTCCGGAGAACTGTGGACGCAGGACCATGCGGCATCGGAAAAGCATGGCCTGCACCACATCGAATCGAAGTGCGGGAACGAACTGCTTTCGCGTGACGATCACCGAATCACGCAAGGGCAGAACAGCGGGTTCCAGGCGATCATGTTGGCGAGGCTGTTCGGCGCGCGGACGGTCGTACTTTGCGGCTTCGATATGATGCGCGGCCCTCATGGCGAAAAGCACTGGTTCGGCGCCCATCCGCTGCCGCTCTCCAATGGCGATCCGACTTCGTTCCGGCGTAACTTCGAGGCGGTCGCGCTTGGGCTGAAAGCCGAGGGAACGCGAGTCGTCAACTGTAGTGCCGTGACGGCTCTTACTTGTTTCGAGCGCGCCGATCTTGCCACAACACTCTCCGCACTCTGAGGACATCCGTGGAAACCGCAGTCGCAACCGCAACTCTCGAATCCCTCTACAAGGCGCACTGCGCCGCCAACACCGCGATTTCCGCGCACCTGCCGAGGCTGCGACGGTTGGCCGAAGGACTCGACGTCGTGGTGGAGTTTGGCGTGAAGCGCGGGGCGTCGTCGTCGGCGCTGTTGCTGGGCGCCGCAGTCGTCGTGAGTTACGACGTAGCCTCGACGCGCGAGGCGCAGGACTTGAAACGCGTCGTCGGCGCGCGCTGGCACTACATGCTCGAAGATTCGCGCCAGGCGGATGTCCCCGTCTGCGATCTCCTATTCATCGACTCGCAGCACGACTATGCCCAATGCCGCGCCGAGCTGGAGGCGCACGCCGATAAGGTAGGCCGATATCTAGCGTTCCACGATACGATCACCTTCGGTTCAGTGGGCGCGAAGGGCGAGACCGGCGAGCACTCGTGGCAGTACCAACGCGGGCAATGCTGCCCGCCGAACTGTCTTGGCGTCCGGCAGGCGATCGACGAGCTGATGATCCGCGACCCATCGTGGCGCATCGCGGCGGCCTATCCGGATTCGCACGGTCTGCTTGTGCTCGAGCGGCGATGATTCACTACATCGGCGACCTGTCGCGTCGCGATGCCGAACTGCTCCGCGTGCTGGCCGTAAAAGCCGATCGCATCCTCGAATTCGGGGCCGGCGCGTCGACGCAGATATTCGCTGCGTATGGGCGCGGGACCGTGGAGACGGTTGAGACCGATCTGGAGTGGATCGAGAAAACACATCGCAACTTCTTGGCGATCGGGATCGAACGGACGATCACGTTTCACATCTGGCAGGCTTTCGTGCCAGTCGGACCTTACTCGCTGATCTTCGTCGATGGCATCGACGAATTGCGCCGGGAGTTCGCCTTCAAGACATGGCCAACGCTTGCGATCGGCGGCGTCATGTGCTTCCACGACACCCGCCGTACTGCCCCGCACGGGGCGTCCAAGACCTCGGACATTCAGAACGCGTTGGCCATTGCCGAGACCTTCTCTCCGGAGGTCGATCGCGTCGTGCTGAACCAGGCTGACTCCAACATCACCGTCGTGACCAAGCGCGCCCCCTTGTTGCTCGAGGATTGGAATGCGATCGAAGGACGTACAGCCGCCATGATAGGCATCGCGTGATCGTCGTCTATACCGCCATTTTCGGCGGCAGCGATTCGCTCAAGCCAGCGCCTCCGGCCGACCGCTGCGTCTGCTACACCGACGACACGAAGCTCGCCGGTGCTGGCTGGGAAATTGTACGGCGCCCGCCTGAGAAGAGCGCCCGCCGCGCTGCCCGCGTGCTGAAAATGTCGGCCTCAGAAATGTTCCCCAACGCCGAAGCGTCCGTATGGGTAGACGGCTCGATCGAAATCTGTGATTGGGCTTACCTCATGGCGGACACCGACAAAGCCGATATCGCGTGCTTTACACATCCCGATCGCTCGAACTGCTACGACGAGGGCCGCAAGGTCGTGCAGTTGCGCATCGCCCATGCGAGCAAGGTTCATCTCGCGCTTGAGATCTACCGCCGCGATGGATTCTCGCCGACGGCGCTTTCGACGACCGGTCTATTTTTCCGCAAACACACGCCTGCGGTTGCCGCGTTCAACGCCCTCTGGCGCGCGCACCTTGACCGTTTCGGGACGAACGACCAGGTACACGTCGACTATTGCGCATGGAAGTGCGGTGTTCCGATCACCTATCTCGCAGGCCACTACCGCGACAACCCGTACGCGCGCTATGACAAGGCGGACCATCATCGACGGCGCCGACCGCAGTTCCTGATCGAGGAGGACTGTGCGCATTATCTGGCGTGACGACGACGTCCTGTTCCATCGGCATCGCTTGCCCGAACTGCTCGCGCTTGACGATATATTCCAGCGCTACGGATGTCTGCATACCGTCGCAATCATCGCCGAGACGCTGACGCCTGAACTCGGCGCCATCATCCGCGAGCGCGGCATGTCGGCGCAGTTGCACTGCTGGTCGCACGACGATCTGTCCGTCGACGAAACAGCGATCGCACAACTTCCGGCTGCGGTTGCAAAGATCGAAGACATGGTCGGGGCGCGCCCGACGATCCTATACCCGCCGTGGAATCGGACGAGCCAGGCGCTCGAGGCTGCCGCAGCCGCGCTCGGCCTAACCGTGTCATGGCAGAAAATCTCGCTCGAGCAGTACATCCGCGCAAATGGCGACGTGTCCGAGACGGTGTGCAATTTTCACTACTGGAACGAGGGCGATGCGAAGTTGATCGAGCCGGCGCTCAAGATCGCGACCGCATGAAAACGACGGATTACGCGCCGCGCGCCGCTCCGTTCGATAGCTACCTCAAAGGCCGCGACCTCGTCGGCGCAGAAATCGGCGTCGACGTTGGGGCGCACGCCGAGGCGCTGCTCACCTATTGCCCGGTCGCGATGCTGCACCTCGTCGACCCGTGGCCGAAGGAGTGGGCGCGCGGGTACTGCGAAGGACGGCTCGCGCGCTTCCGTGCCCGCGTTGAAATGCACCAGACCAGCTCGCTCGACGGCGCGCGATCGTTCCCGCCAGGCAGTCTCGACTTTGCCTACATCGACCAGGTACACGACGGGCCGAGCGTTACGGCCGATCTTCACGCTTGGTGGCCGCTCGTTAAGCCGGGCGGCGTCCTCGGCTACCGCAATTATGCGGAAGGACGCGGCGAACCGTTGGACCTGGCGATTGATGCCTTCGTCGCCGAGCATCGGATCCGGACGAAGTACGAGCGGTATCTGAACGACCTGATCCTGTTCCGTTGAAAATCTCCGTCCTCACGCCAACCTGCGACCGGCCCGTAGCCTTCGCTCTCTGCGAGCGCTGGATCGCTCGGCAAACCGTCCAACCGGACGAATGGATCGTCGCCGACGGCGGGCAAGTCCCGGCAGTCTGCACGATGAGGCAGATCCATCTCCACAATCCGCGCCAGCCGGGGGCCGAGAACTTCGCCCACAACCTGCTTGCCGGCATCGCCGCGGCGAAGGGCGATATTTGCGTCGTGATCGAGGACGATGACCACGTCGCCCCTACGCACATCGAATCCCTCGTCGCCGCGCTCGCCTGCCCCTATTCTCTCCTCGCGGGCGACGACGTCCAGCGCTACTACAACGTCGCCCATCGCTGCTGGCGCATCTTCAACAACGTCGGCGCCTCCCTCTGCCAAACCGCCATGCGCCGCGGGGCGCTTGGGCTCTTCGAGACCATCATCCGCCAATGCCTCGCTAGCGGCACCTATGGCATCGACACGACGCTCTGGCGGGCCGTGCCGACGGCGCAATGGGCGCTCACCGGGAAACAGACCGTTCTCGGCATCAAGGGGCTGCCGGGGCAGGCCGGCCTCGGCATCGGGCATCGGCCGGCGGGCCCGGGTTGGGCTCCGGACCCGGATCTCGCGAAGCTGCGAGAGTGGATCTGGGAGGATGCAGAGCTGTACGCTGAGTATCGCCCACCGAAATGAGGCGCTGGCGTTGACTGCGGGCGCCAAACCGGCGCCAATTACCGATTTTTACCTATGGTGCGCCGTTGCCCTTCCTGGGCACCAGGCCGCTATTTCTCCCGATCTACATAGGGCGCCATTCGGCCCCCTATCATAGCGAAACCGCACATTCGTTCCGGTAGCATTCTCCCACTTTTCACCATAAGATACCGCCTTTACCGGGCGCCAATCGGGCGCCAAAGGCGGCATGCCAACCTATCGCAAGCGGGGCAACACCTGGCGCGCCGAGGTCAAGTGTGCTGGCGTGCGGCTGTCCAACACGTTCCAGACCAAGGCGTCCGCCGTCGCTTGGGCAAAGCAGCGCGAGGGGGAAATCCTCGCCGGCAAACGCGGACAGATCATAGCGCGAACCGTCCGCCATGCGCTCGAGCGGTACGCCGAGGTCGTGAGTCCAAAGCACCGCGGTGAACGTTGGGAGAAGGCCCGCCTTACCAAGCTGTCGCGCGAACTGCCATTCGCCGGGCGCTGGCTCGCCCATGTCCGGCGCGACGACGTGGCGAAGTGGCGGGACTCCATGCTCGACAAGCTGGCGCCGGCGTCGGCGCGGCGGGAGTTCGGCCTGTTGCGTGCCGTGTTCGCCGTCGTCGTGCGCGAATGGCGATGGCTCAACGAATCCCCTTTCGCCGGGATCTCTCCGCCACCGGAAGGCAAACCCCGCACGCGCCGGGTGAGCGACGACGAAATCGACCGGATCATGCTGGCCTTGAACTATGAGCGCGGCATGCGCCCCGAATCGGCTTCGCAATTCGTCGCCGCGGCGGTCCTCCTGGCTTTAGAAACGGCGCTGCGGCAGGGCGAGATACTTTCCCTCAACGGCGGGCGGATCAACGCGCCTGCGCGTTTCCTGCGCCTTGTGGATACGAAGAACGGGGAAGCGCGAGACGTGCCGCTGTCCAAGGCAGCGCTCGCCGTGCTCGAGCTGCTCCCCGACCCGCCGTTTCCTCTCGCGGCGCATACCTTCGACATCCTGTTCCGCAAGGCCAGAAGGCGGGCGGGGTTGAATGATGTCCACTTTCACGACCTAAGACGAGAGGCGACGACGCGGCTAGCGGCAAAACTCGACGTCCTGACCTTGGCGAAGATGACCGGCCACAAGGACGTGAAACTGCTGTTGAAGGTGTATTACGCGCCGGACATGACGAGCGTTGCCGAGCGGCTAGACTAGGCGGTGAGTTCGCGCTGCTGGCGCATCCATTCATCGATTTCCGCGGCATTCCAGCGCGGGTTGCCCTTGCCGCCGATGCGTGAAGGTTTCGGGAAATCGGGCCGGCAGGCGATGCGCTCGCGGATGATGCGGGCTTCGTAGCCGAGCATGGTCCCGACGCCTTCCGCGTCGAGCCATAGGATCTGCGTTGGGATCAGCATGAGGCGGCTTCGGCCCGCTGCCTTGCGATCCGTGGTTCCAAGACGTAGCGCCCGTACCAATCGATCAACCGTACTTCCCCTGGAGCGCCGACGGTTCCGCCGACGAAAAGTCGAACAGTCACATAATCACAGTCCAGCGCGAACCAAAGATTGGCGTAGGCGTGTCGGCGCTTTGCGGTCAGGTGGCACGTATGCACTATTTCGTAGCAGTGCAGCTCGTCATCGACTATCTTCCAGGCGTCAGGTCTGACGGTAATGTCGTCTATGATTTCGTCGCGGAAGATGGGGCGTCCTTTCGGATGATCCCATTGCCCGCCTTCGACCATTCGCACATCGCTGTCTGTGTAGGTCCATTTGCGAAGTACCGCAGCACGGAACCCATCGCGCAAAAGCGTAGAGTCGCTCGCACATAGAGCTTGAACCGCGGCCTCATGCTCCGTGATCGTCCGCTCGGGTTTATGGACGGATCTGTGCCTCCGGCGCCGAGCTTCGCGGAGTTTGATGCGCTCAATATCGGTCAGTTCGATCATTGTCGATCTCCCGGCGTCAAGAATACGCCTAGCCCTTCTCGGCCATGGCCCGCAATGCCCGCTCGGTATGGATCATATTGGTCCACTCGTCGCGGATCTTGGTGACACCGGCGCCGCTCCATGCGCCGTTTACGACGTTCGAACGGCGCAGCTCGTCGTGGAGACAGATCAGGTTGCGCTCGAGGTCCTGCTCGAAGGCTAGTGCGCTGTGGGAGTTGCGCTTCGTGCGGCGGCAGTCGAAGTAGGCCGCAACCAGGTCCTCAAAAGAAAAGTCAGCATGCTCGACAGCGTTTCCATCTGCGGACGGCGCGCGCGCGGAGCTCGTTGAGCTTGCGGTTGCCGTCCTGGAAGCCACCGTTGAAACCCTGGAACCACGCGTAGTCGTTGGTCGACGCGGACTGCGAAGACGACCAGTACCAGCTCTCGTTGAAAGCCTCGGCGCCGCCCTTGCGAAACGCCGTGGTGCTGGTTTGACCAGGCAGTGTTTCGCTGTACGGGTAGCCGGGCGGCACACTGCTAGGGTTGTCGCCGTGCCTGTAGACCCAGTTCTCCCCGGTGCCCGGCTTGAAATGGCGATAGAGCAGCTCGAGCTCGTCGCGGCTCGGCAGGTACCAATCGTCGAATTGGCCGATGCGCAGGGCAATCGCCCACTTCGCGAGCGCGCTGCCAGCCTTGGCCATGGCGAGCGTGTTGGCGTGCCCATCGCATAAGCTGCCGGCATCGGCGACCATCTTGACGGTCTTGTTCCATGGCGTGTCGTCGTGCTCGCCGTCGGCCTTGGGCGCCACGACCAGGGCGAACAGGTCGTCACCGATACGGAACTGACCGGCGTAGAAGCCACCCGCGTAGGGCAGGCCAATGGCCGTGGGACGTTCAACTTCGACTGCGGTGTTCATGAAGCCTCCTCAGTTGTATGGGTAAAAGTGCAAACCCTTGATCGTGTCAGGAACACGAGTCAATCGAAAAGCGCGTCGCTGGCCCGGTGCGTCACGCCTCCGCTCCCTCCGCAACCTTCCGCCCGCGACGCGGCTTCTGCTCGTCGGCGAGGTCCGGCGCTTTCGCCTCCGGCGGTTCGAGGCTGATCTCGACATCCTTGCTGATCATGTACGAGAGCTTCCCGTTCTGCTGCTCGGACGGATGGCCATGCACGCGGAAGCCGACGATCACGGTGCCGCCCTGCTGCGGGTCGAGCGTGAACTTGTTGACGTCTACACCCTGGAGCACGAGATCGGAGCGCCCGCCGATGCCGTGATGAATGGTGAGCGTCGCGCCGACCATTTCGAGATTCCATTCGAGCGGACCGACTAGCTTCGGGAAGCGGAGATCCGGCGCGTCGCTGCCCTGGTCGGCCAGGTCGTTGGAGGCCTCGCTAGACTTGTGGAACAGAAACGAGCGCAAGGTCGGGTCGAGCATGGCGAGATTGGCCGACGCCATGTTGAGCGAGAAGCGAAGATCCGCGGCCGGTTTGGGATCCTCGCCGTGCTTCTCGGCGCGCGGATTGAAATTAACCATGATGCCTGATTGATGGTCGAGCTCGAAGGTCGGAGTCACAGGAGGTCCTTTCGTTGTTGGTGAGCGCGTGCGCACGCCGCTCCGTGATCGTCACGCCCTCGTCTGCGCTTCTGCCCCTTCGAGCGTCTTGCGCTTGGCGCGAATCTCGACATCGGCCTCGGCTACCTGCGCTGGGTCCGTCAATCCGCGTGCGAGATCGGCGACCAAGTCGAGATCGTCGTTGCTCGACGCGGCTTTAATGCGCTCAGCGATCGCGGCGAAGGTCGGGCCGGTACCACCATCCTTTTTCGTCTCCGCCGCCGACTTCTTGTCGCCGCCCTTGATCCCGGCATTGAGCGCCGACACGGCGTCGCTTCCGGAGCCTTGTGCTTCAACTGCAAAGATGGATTCGGCCGATCCGTCGCCATCTTTGATGGCGGTCAGGAATCCGTTCAGGGTCACCAGGTCGTCGACGGTAATGTCCTGAACTCCGGTGCGACCGAGCCGTGCGAGTATCTGTGCCTGGTCGATCCCGTACACGACGAACGCCTTGACCGCATCGGCGCGCTTGTTCGCGATCGATTTGATATCGCCAACAGACGCGCGCCGCGCGGACTCGTACATTTCTGACCAGAACGCTTTCGGAATGCCCTTCAGGATGGCGTTGCGCAGCGCGATGGAGCAAGCGGCGTTCGCGGTCACGCCAATCATGTCCGGCTTGTACTTCTTTCCATTCTTGTCGGTGATGCGCCGTTGCACTTCGTACGTGATCGCGACGTTGCGCTCGAGGTCGTGAAACACTCCCTGTGCGGTGACGAAGTCGTTGCCCTCGTTCACGACGCGAGCGCCGGCCCTGGCGTTGCCCCAGGCGGAGGCGGCAACCTCGGCGAACCGGGCGCTCGGGCCTTCAATCACCTTGCCGTCGCGGGGCAAGGCATAGATGCACTCGCCGGCGATTTTCTCGGTGAGCGTGACCATCTGCAGCATTTCCTTGCGGAAGGCGACAAGGCTGCGCGGGTATTTGTGCGCCGTGGCGATTTGCTGATCGATCTCTGACTTGTTGAGGATCGCGAGCGTGCCGCTCTCGACGGTCATGACTTCGCGGCCTTCGGAAATGTCGTTCTGTGGCATTGCGGTCTCCTATACGTTGAGAGTCGTAGCCCACCTGGGCAACGTGATGGTTTCGATCGTGGCGGGGTATCCGTCCCAGCGGCCCGCGGCGAGTGCCGCGGCGTAACGCTCGAGCGCGATGTTCATCTTGTGCGCGCCGACCAGGATCCCGTTCGATGGCATTTGGTACAGGGCGACGGCGTGCGGCTCCTGGGACTCGACCGCGATGAAAATGAAAAACTCCGGCGTCGCATCCAACGTGTGCTCGGCGCCTGAAAAGTAGTGCGCGCTTTGGATCGTGTAGCCGTAGTTGGCAATCGACTTGGCGAACTCCTCAGGCGAGGCATCGGCCGTCGTCTTCAGATCGGTGATGCCGCCGTGACTGCGGATGTCCAAGCGCGCCTTGCACGGCACCTTGTACTTGCCGTCGATCCAGAAGAGTGACGTTTCGACGATCGCGCCATCGAGCATGCGGCGCGCGCCAGGATGCGACAGCACGGCATCGATGCAGCGCTGCGCGCGGTGGTAGTCGTCTACGGTCAGGGTGATCTTGCCGGCGTTTGCTTGGCGGAATGATTCCCATCCGATCTTGCCGACCGTGGTGCGCTTATTGAACTCAGGTGCGACGACGACTCGCTGAGCGAACGTTTCCGGCTCGAGCACGCCCGCGTGCACGGCGGAGCCGAATATCATCGTTTCCGTCGGTGGCTTCTGCTTCCGGCGATCGGTGATGTAGTGCATTGGAGATTTCAGGATCTTGCCGGCGCCGGACTGACTTATCGCCTCGATCGCGAAGTAAGTCTCCGCCGGCATATCGTTGAACACGCCCGTGACAAATGGCGGCGGCGGCTGCTCCGGTCGGTCGTCGCCTGTTCCAACACCTGGCCCGACGTCGAGTACGGTAAGCGCATGCGCGTGAGCGCCAGGCGAGCGGCTCACTTCAGTCCCCGTGAGCATGAAATCCGGCAGGCTCATGCTTCGGCCTTCGCCGGCGTGTGCGCTTCGGCGATTAGCGCGATCGCGTCGCGCGCATCGGCGTCAGTCACATCAGGGGAATAACAGATCGCAACGATCGCCGCGAACGCAAGCTCCGGCGTGGGGTGCTCCGCACGGGCATTCTCAATGGCTTGGCGGCGCAATTTCGCAGCCTGGATCTCGGCCTCGCGCTGCGCCGCCTCGGCCTTGCGCCTCTCCTCAGCGCGAGCTTCGGCTTCCTGCCGTTCCTGGGTCGCGCGCGCTTCCGCTTGCTCGCGCTCGCGCGCCTCGTGGGCGATCCGGTCACGCTCCGCTTGCTGGCGTTCTTCCTCGTCACGCGCTGCCTTTTCTCGAGCCGCCAGAGCTGCGTTCGCGTCCGCGATGCGCCGTTGCTCGGCTTCGTTCGCAGCCCGTTCCAGTGCTTGTTTTTCAGCCAGCTTGGCGGCTTCCTTGGCGCGCTGCTCGCGCGCAGCTTTGTCTGCGGCGTCGCGTTCAGCCTTGGCCGAGGCGTCTTCTGCGGCGCGCGCTTCCCTGGCGATCCGCGCCTCGTCGCCGAGGCGTTTCCGCTCGGCGGCTGCCTCCGCGTCGCGCTTCGCCTTGGCTGCGCGCTCCTCTTCGGCGAGCCGGGCGCGTTCAGCTGCAGCAGCGGCCTCCTGTGCCGCTTTTTGCCGCGCAAACTCCTCGCGTTCTGCTTTCAGGCGCGCGGCTTCTATTTCATTGGCCACCGCCGTCGCATGCATTTCGCGCAACGTCGTCAGCGTTGTTTCGACCGCGCCTTGTGCGAGCGACTGGAACTCGGCGTACAGCTCGGCCTTCACCGGCAGCGCGGTGAGCGTTTCGATCGTCTCGGCCAACAACGCGGCAGGCTTGTTGATGCAGGCAGCGACGTTGGAGCGAATCCAGTCGATACGCTTGTTGATCGTGGCGACACGGTCGGCCTCGGCTTTCGCCTTCGCTTGCTTCTCGGCCTCCTTGCGGTCCTCCTCTTTCTTGATCTGCGCGTCGATCGGGTCCTCCAGCGCGAGCAGCTCGGCACTTAGCGCTTTCGCCTCCGCGTCGATCAGGCGCGCGCGCTCGAGCGCCGGCGCCTTGATCTGAACGCGCAGCTTTTCGAGGGACGTGCGTAGCGTCACGCACTCGCGGCGGTCCTTTCTGGCGCGCTCCATGCCGACCGCGGTTGTCACGTCGTAGACGACGTTCACCAGACGTGACCGAAGCTCGGCCAAACCGGCTGCTGTGGGCGAATACTCGGCGATCTGCGTCACCGGCTTCTCGACCGTTTCTGTATTCATGCGTCCCTCCTAAGGCGCATCGACACCAAGCCGTAGCTGCGTTTGGCCGGAGAGATCTTCGCCATCAATCGCGATTCCTCGGCTCGCAGCGAACGCATGGTCGCGTCGTGCCGGGCGTGGCGCGCCTCCGCGTCGGCCATCAAATCGCGGATCCACGCGAGGTCCAGGCGCAGCCAAAGCCGGTACGGCCAGGTGATAAGGCGACGGATCATCTAACCTCCTGAACGAAATTACTGAATGGTTAAATGGCTAATCTGCGGACGGCGCGCGCGCGGAGCTCGTCGCCCTTGTGGAGGCTGCCCTGGGTGCCACCGTAGAAATCCTGGCACCACGCGTAGTCGTCGTTCGACGCGCACTGCGAGGAGGTCCAATACCAATCGCGCGAAAAGGTTTCGGTCTGCTGCAGCTCGCCGAAAGCGATCAGACTTTCAAGGCGGCTCGGGATGTACCAATCGTCGAAGCCGCCGATGCGCAGAGCCAGCGCCCACTCGGCGAGGGCGCTCTTGGCGGCGGCCATCGCTTTTGTGTTGGCTAGGCCGTCGCTGTAGCTCACGGCCCCGTTGACCATCTTTAGGCTGCCCCACTCGATCTCAGTGCGCTCACCGTCGAAGGCATCGGCGACGATCAGCGCATACGCCTGGTTGCCGACGAAGAAACGGCCGGCGAAGATGCCGCCGGCGAACTTCGCACCGGCGGCGGTGGGGATTTCGAGTTCCTTCGTGGTCATGTTTTGTCCCGTGGTTGGATAAGGAGCGTTTGAATTACGCGGCCGCCTGCATCAGCCATCCGCAGCAGCGCAGCACGTCGTCGCCCGTCTTGCCGCAGAGCGGGCATTCGAGCACCGGCTCGGGTTGCTTTGCGGCGATCGCACGCGCGAGTTCGGCGTCGGCTTGACGAGCTGCCCACGCTCGATGGACTGCGGGCGCTGTGAAGCTGCGGGGCAGAACGGCGAAGCTGATGGCACTGTTGCGGAACATTTGTGGCTCCCTTTGCTGCGCTCGATGGAGCGCTTGGGAACCATTAGACCAACAATCTGTTGGCCTGTCAACAACTATTTGTTGGGACGTGGCACGAAGAGCTGGGCGGGCGCTACCGGTGCCCTACGAGAACTACCTTAAACGGTGGAGGCGCGCGGCCTGTGGCCGTTGCGTCTAGTACAGGTGCTCGAAATACATCCAGTAGGCGATCGCGCTGCCTCGTGGACGAACCTTGGCGACGCCGGACCACATAGCGACATCTTCAAGGTAGACCTCGGTGCCTTTGTCCAAAACGACACAGCGTCCGGCCACGAACGCCGGTGTGGCGGCCTGCGTGAAGGCGGCCCTGTCGCCCGACGAACGCATGCTTGATAGGCGCTCGAATTCCGGGCGGTCTTGGCAGCCGAGGGCGTTGTCCTTCATCGTTTTCCACCCTGGCTCGCGGGCCTGCAAATCAAGCGCTCCGAGCGCCAGGACTGCCGCCAGTACGGCTAATGCCTGTTTCACTGAGTTCCCGCCTTCGCGGCCCACGGGTTCTTGACGCCAGCTTTGCCGAACTCCTCGAGCAGCTCTACCGCGCGCCGACGCAACGCTTGTTTGGCCCATTCCTTCTCGAGACCGCGGTAGGCCTCGATCAGGCGGACCTCGTCTTCGTCCGTCAGATGCATCCCCTGCATTCTCGGCAGCACGGTCGGCTTGCCAGCTTCGCCATAGCGCAGCACCGATACGTCAACGTCGATCATCTTGGCTAGACGCTTCAACGTCTTATCCCTTGGCATACGGTCCCCTCGCATCCAAAGCCTTACCGCTTCCGGGTCGACCCCTAGCTCGAGGCTGACGTCTTTCGGCTTGATCCCCTCGCGTTTCATCCCGGCCAAGAGCGCCTTGGCAAACGCCTTGTGTAATCCGGTCGGCTCTTTGGTCGGCATACCGGTAAGCATGCCAACAAAATCTTGTGTAGTCATCCCCACAGAAAGTTGTTGACTACCCCAACGATTTGTTGGTAATGTTCGCGACATGGCTGAATCAATCATTGCAGAGGCCCTCAAGAAAGCGGGCGGCATCGGAGCGGTTGCTAAGGCGCTCGACATGAGCGAAGAGGGCGTTCGACTTTGGCGCGCTCGTGACAACGTGCCGGCGAATAACGTGTTGTGGCTGTCCGAGCGTACAGACTGGGCGTTCACACCGCATCAACTTGCCCCCGAGCTGTATCCACATCCGGATGACGGATTGCCGCCGGAACACAGAGCGGAACAGGTTGCGTAATCCATGACCGATGACGGCAAGCGGTTGCAAACGGTATCGGTCAAGGTGACTGATCGGATGAGGCTCGACATTGCAAATCTCGCGGCGGTGAAGGGAAAAACGGAGTCGGACTACATCTACGGGTACCTCCGGCTCTTGCTCTACGGCGAAGTTACACGCATTGAGCACCTCGCTGCGAAGGTTATGTCAGGCGATGGGGTAAACCTCGCGCCGGCGTCGACGTTGGAATGGGGCGAGAAATGACGGCCGACCTCTGCGGGGGCACGGGTGATGAGCGGCAACGATCGTTGGCCGCGCTGCGCATCCCGGTGCTCACCGATGAACTCCTGGCGCCCTATCGCCAGCGCGCGCGGCGGTGCGGGATTTTCATCATCGCGCAACAGATGCGTCGCAAAGGCTTCCCGCTCGAGCTGGCCGTCGAGGCCCTGGCGCGGAAGGAGACGGCCCGTGTTTGAAGAAGGGGGCGCGGTGGGGGACTTCCGGCTCTGCGGCTTGCGCCGCGTTCTTTTTGCCGAACGATTCGCAATGCGACGCGAGATGCATGGCCCGAACGATTGCTGGCCTTGGATTGGGGCCGCTGACGCGCTTGGTCGCGGAAGGATGCAAATCGCGGGCAAAAAGAAATTGGCTAGCCACGTCGCGTGGTTTCTCGCGACCGGGTCGTGGCCGGGAAAATTAATCTGTCATAGATGCGACAACCCTTCATGCCTCAATCCGGCCCATCTATTTGAGGGCACGCAGTTCGACAACATGCGCGACTGCTCGCAAAAAGGGCGGCATTGGCAGAAGCGCAAAACTCATTGCGCGAGAGGGCATCGGTTCACCGAGGCCAATACTCGGCGCTACCACTACAGGCATTCCGCATTTCGTATTTGCCGAGATTGCGAGCGGGAGCGGTCATGTTTGACGATATAACGACGATCAACGGATGGATGGCGCGTCCCGGCCCGATCAACCTGCGCCGCGTAGCGCGACCGGAGTGGCGTCGAGATCTCCGCGCAGCCGAAGGAATCATCAACGCGATCGTGATCAGCGTCGCGGTCGTCGCGTGGTGCTACGTGCTCGTGTGGTGGCTGTGGTGATGCCGATCCGTCCAGAGAATCGGGGGCGCTACCCGAAGGACTGGCGGGCAATATCGACAGCCATTCGCGTGCGAGCCGGGTATCGCTGCGAGTGCGCGGGCGAGTGCGGGCGCGGTACGCACGCAGGACGGTGCCCAAACGTGCATGGCGAGCCGGCCTACGGTAGCGGCTCGTGCGTCGTGCTGACAACCGCGCACCTCGACCACACACCGGAGAATTGCGAGGCGGAAAACCTGCGCAGCATGTGTCAGGGGTGCCACCTCCATTACGACCGCGAGCATCACGCACAAACGGCCTACGCCACGCGCAAGGCTGCCGCGCGGACGCCGGACATGTTCGCATGAACACCTCACCCGCGCCAACTACAGCGGAGCGCCTCGCCCGTCTCACCAACGGCGAGCTGGCCGTCAAGCTCTCCCTCACGCGCGCCGCGTTCCTCCACGGGATCACGCAGTACCAGCGCGAGCGCGCGATGCGCGAGATCAACGATATCAACGCCGAGTACGCTCGGCGCGGAGAGGCGGTACCGGCATGAACAACGATTCCATCTACAGCATCTTGTGGGACGTGCGGGCCACATTGCACGCGATCCTCAACGTGCTCCGACCGCCGCGCCGTGTCACGCCAAACGTGACGATTTCCGGGCCCGGCATTTACGCAGTAACCATCGAAGGAGATTGCATCATGGCGACAGTTGTAAAGACCGGCGGTCCGCTCGAGATGGATGTGAGCGATTTCGTCAGCGACAAAGGCAACCCCGTCACGTCCTCGGATCCGGCGGTCTATACCTCGAGCGACGACTCTGTCGCGACGGTGGTCAACGATCCGAACGACGCGCAGGACGGCATCATCGCGCTGACCGGCAAGGTCACGGATCCGGAGGTGGTCTGCGTCATCACCGCCACGTTCTCTCCGAAGTTCGGCCCGCCGTTCTCCGTAGTGGGTCAATTGATCGTGATCGAGGAAGTTGCGGCGAACGCGCAGGCCAAGATCACCGGCCCCGGCGTGGTCGACGGCGCGTAACACAGGCGAGCTCCTCGGCTTTCGTCACCGGAAGCCGGGGATTCCCCATGTCCAGAACTCAGTGCCTCCGCTTCGATAGCGTCGAGGACTTCGAACGCGATCGCGCCGCGCGCCGGGAGAGATTCCAGCGCGGGCAGATCGCGGTCTGCGAGCGCGAGATCCAAGCGGCCGGCATCGAGCTGCTCAAGCATCATCCACGCGTTGCTTGGGTCGTGCGCCAGAACACCGGCGCCGGCTACGTGCTCGACGCGCGGAAATATCACGCGCTGGTCGCTGCCGGTCACCTGTCGCCGAAGGATGCGCGGTTCATGCGCTTCGGCTTCCCGGGGGCAGGGGATGCGACTGGGCAACTCAAGGGCGGGGCCAGGCTCGAGGTGGAGTTCAAGTCTGACCGGGGTGTGGTCACCGACGACCAGCGCGCCGTGCACGAAGCTGTAAACGCGGCAGGTGGTCTCGCGATCGTGGCGCGGTCGGTCGATGAGCTCGTGCGGGGGTTGGAGTGAGCGAACTCCGCGACATCGTACTGGGGGCAATTGACGGCGGCGCGCGCGATCGCGACGCGATCATGGAAGCGACCGGCCTCGAGCACAGGCAGGTCACGAACCTGCTGTTCAACCTTAAGGCTGCAGGGTCGATCGTCATGGACGATGACGGGTATTCGCGCACAGACGGTGCCCCCCCCGCGGCGACGGGTGCCGATGTGAGGAGCGCCGTTGACCTTGCCGGCGCCGCTCAAGTCTTCGATTCAACTGCTGGGCCAACTCAAGAGACGCATCCATGAAAAACAAGGGACTTATATACATGACTCCCGCACTCCTTAAACATCAGCGGCTTCCAGTTTCTTCGCTCGGCGAGCGCGCTTGCGAGCGGGCTTGGATTTGGGCTTCGGTTTGTGGGCTAGAACCTTGTCCGCAATGGCGTCCAGAAACTTCGTAGGCTTCGTGTTCATGGTAACGAACGCGGCGGCATGGCAATGTCGTACATCGCCTGCCATATGGCAATGATTCGTTGCGCCTCAAAGCACGGACTGTCGGCGTGCGCTTTAGTGCCAGCGGCCACCATTGCCGGCGTTGGCGTGCGCGGCAACCGCATAAGAACTTCTACGAATACCTCACAAGCAACCTTAAATGCTTCCCTGTCTTTGTGGGCGCTCTGTGTAGTCATGCGATCAACTCCGCATAGGTGATACGCTTGCCCGCCGCCGCCGCAATCATGCTGTCGAGCCGCGCCAGCGTCGTGCGTTTGACGTTGCCGTCGTTCAGGCGAAACGTGAATTCGTTGACATACCGGCCCAGGTGCTTTTGGCCGACATGATGGTAGACGCCGTGCAGCCCGCGCTTCATGACGGCCCAAACGCTCTCGATGCCGTTCGTCGTGACGCCAGCGCGAACGTATTCGCCCGTCGAGTGGTTGACACTCTCGCGACCGAAGAAGAGCCCGCCAAGGCCCATGTAGGCCGCGTGCTCGTCGGTATGGAGCGTCGAGCCTACTTCGATATGCTTGTGGATCGCCCGGTGAAGGTTGGCCGTATTAACGTCCTCGACGTGCATGGCGACGACGCGCCCGCCGCGCTCACGCATCCCGAGGACGGCGGATTTTCCCACGGCACCACGCCCCGCTTTGAGTTTCTTGGATTCGTGCTTGTTCGCCTCTTTCCCGCCGACGTAGGTTTCGTCGCACTCGACGATCCCGCGCAGGGTTTCGAGTTCCGAACCGCACGCCTCGCGGATGCGGTGCAGGACGAACCAAGCAGACTTTTGCGTGACCCCGATTTGCTTGGACAGTTGCATGGACGAAATGCCCTTGCGCGCCGTCATCAGCAGGTACATGGCATAGAGCCACTTGTGCAGCGGAACGTGGGACCGCTCAAACACCGTTCCGGTGCGAACGGTGAAATCCTCTTTGCATTGGTTGCAGCGGTAGTAGCCCGCCTTGCGGACGGTGATTCGGTCGGTAAGCCCGCAAACCGGGCAGCGCGGCCCCTTCGGCCAGCGGCGCGATTCCAGGTAGACGCGTGCCGACTCCGCGTCGGGGAACATCTTGAACAGTTGGAACGTGCTGATAGTCAGATGATCGTTCATGCTTTTGGCTCCCTTGCCAGCGCCGCCGAAGCTAGCTTTATCGCGCGAATTTTCTCCGGCCCTTTTGGCCCCGACCAGCGCCGGGCTTTGAGCAGGCCGGCGTCCGACATAGCTTGCAGCGCGCCGACTAGATCGTGATGACTCACAACAGCGTGCATCACAAACTCTCCGTTGGACATGCTTTCGTGGTTGGGCTTTTCTTCGCTTATCGCCATGTTGGCTCTGCCTTATTGACCGCATCGCGAGCGATGGCAATGGCTTCGGGGAAGCTTCTGGCAATGCGCTTCAAGGCCGCGAGCAGTTCCGGAGCGGCGGCGATGAGACGCGCATTAGCTTCTAGATCAGAGCGCTTGCCAACAGTCGCTTCCAGTTCGAGGATTGTCGATCCGTCCGTCTCGACGATTAGCGCCTTGGTTGGCCCGACGTTTGTGGCGTACTTCCATGGTCCCTTGGTGTGCATTTGGTGGTCTCCTGTTCGGTTGGCCTACAATTGAATAATGCACCAACAAACCGAGGGAGTCAAGTGCCTAAACGTGAATATGGAAACTTTCCGACGAACGGTAGGGAGTCATGTATATAAGTCCCAAAAACAAGATCGAAGATCTGCGTAACCATTTCTTCGCCACGCTCGAGGATCTCCGCGATGCCGACAAGCCGATGGAGATCGAGCGCGCCCAAGCCATCGCCGACGTTGCCCAGGTGATCGTCAATTCGGCCAAGGTCGAGAACGACCACATCAAACTAACGGGCTCGGCTGGCTCCGGCTTCATCGAGAAGATCGATAGCCTACCTAAGCCTGGCCAACCGCGGCTGGTCAAGGGAATGGCTCAGGCGTGAACCATGGCTCGCGCTTGCAAAGCACCGTCGAACCTTCCTGGCGCATGACCAGCGATGCTATTCCCCCACTCGTTCCCGCGAACGTCGACCTCCGCGGTTACGAATTCATGCCCATCTATGGGCACTACCTCTTCGGGTCGGACTTCAATTCGCGCGTCAGCGATACCGCGTGGCGCGCTGCCCTCACTCTCTGGTGGGCGGCATGGAATCAGGTGCCGGCCGCGTCCTTGCCGAACGACGACATCGCTTTGACCAGACTCGCTGATCTCGGGCGTGATGTGCGCGGCTTCCGCAAGATCAAGGGGGAGGCGCTTCACGGGTTCGTGATCTGCAGCGACGGCAGGCTGTATCACAAGGCGTTGTCGAAATGGGCGCTCGAAGCGTGGGCTAGGAGGGTCCAAGACAGGGAGAGGAAGGCCAATTGGCGTGCTTCGAAAACGCGCAATGTCCCGGGGACACGACAGGGACAAGCCATGGGACAAAGACGGGACAAGCCATGGGACAACAACGGGACAGAGACGGGACAAGCCATGGGACAACAACGGGACAGAGACGGGACAAGCCATGGGACAACAACGGGACAGAGACGGGACAAGCCATGGGACAGAACGTCTTTGTCCCGTCTGAAGGGAAGGGAAGTGACAGTGAAGGGAAGGGAAGTGACAGT